GGGGAACAGGCCTGGCAGGCCGATCGTGTTGGACACCACGATCGTGGTCTGGCCCGAGGTGATCGTACCTGTCAGCGTCTTCTCGGAAGCGACGGACGAGTAATAGCGAACAGTCATGTCGCTCCTTAAGCGTTGAAGGTCTGATACATCGGGAACAGTCGGAACAGGCGGTCACGCTCTTCGTCAAGACGCATCTGGTACAGCTTGAGGTAGCCGGATGCTGCGTTCATCGCAGAACCGGGCGGGACAAGAGGAGCGCGTTCGGTGGATTCGATACTCTGCTGCTGAAGTCGGCCTGCATCGTACGAAGGGAGCATGCGCCAGCATGCCCCGTACGTCACCAGGTCGACGATGCGCTCTTCGAAGCCGGTGGTGGGGGTGAACTCATCGGTGAGGTTCACCAGAATGTTGGGCTTCTTCATGTACGTCACCCGGACGTTGCGTCCGGGGACGATGAAGTCACGCATCACCTGAAGAGTCTTGCCGGTAGGCGTAGGGGTGGGCTTCACCTGACCGGGAGTTGTGGACGCCTGGGGATTGAACCGCCAGGAGGAGTTGGGGAACCACACGGCGGAAGGTCCGATGGTGTTGGTCTCGACCCGGTAGACATCCTCGACCTCGACCGGCAGGGGGTACTCGTACCGTGCGGCATTCCAGGGGAACTCGTACTCTCCGAACACCCAGAGATCCGGATAGAGTGCGTTGATCGTGTCGTTGATTGCTTCCTTGATCCGCTGACGGGGGTAGCGGGGATCGGAAGTGACGATGTCCCCGATGTTGTGGGACGCGGCGGTGGTGCTCTCCACTCCCCGCCCGCTTGCAGCGCTTCCGAACACAGTGACCGTCCCTGAAGGACGGTCATACTTCTTGACCAGCAGCATCTCATCACCGATCTCGGTGAGACCCCGAGACAGATTGGTTACCGTCTCAGGGTCCACCATGAAGGTGATATCGCTGTCAGTCATCGGCTGGACCAGGTAGCTGATAGAAGCCTGATCCTTGGTGTAGCCAAGCAGGTTCTGCTTAACCCTGGAAATCAGATCGTTGAACGTGACAGCCATGATGCTCCTTAACCGAAGATGTACCCGTTGATAGTTGCGGAGCTGCTTCCGGCAGCTCCTGCCGTAAACTCCAGAGTCACGTCATTCTCATCGGGTGCAAGGATGATGACATCCGTAGTGCTGGAACCGGCCGCAGCAGCGGCCAGGAGACCGGTGACCGAGTGTCTGCCCACGATGGTTCCAGCAGCGGGCGATGCATTCGTGCCCGACGTGGTAACCGTAGGGGCTGACGTGCCAGCCACTGCGACAGCAGCGGTGACGGTGAGGGTTCCCGTGTACCACTTCCCTGCGGGAATGGTGATCAGGGTCCCTGTGGTGGTCCTGGAGTTGCAGACAATCTCGCTGGCTGCGGGAAATCCCGGGAACATTACGCCTCCGCCCAAGAGATGGAAAGGTTCCACCGGAGATCCACGTCTCCGGTGGTTTCGCGAAGCACCAGGCCCTCACCTTCGGCCAGAACGAACGGACCGCTGTTCGGGGGGATGAGTACCTGGTGTACCGCAGTGCTCCCACTGCCCGCACTGAGGGCGGGAGGAGAATTGAACAGGCTTGCCCCAAGGGTTGCGGTAGGGTTACCGGTCCTGATCTCCGCGATGGGAGTAGGGTTTGCCGATATGAACTTGGCTATAGTGGATGCCGCCTGAAGGGTTCCGGCAGATACTGCCGTGGCCCTGTAGCCCCGCATGGGGGCTGTGACCGTGCTGCCACCTGCGGTCACACAGGAAACGAAGATGCCGCCGACATACAGAAGCTTGCCGGATCCGGTTGGATTGTAGAGACTGAGGTAGTTGTTGGCTGCTGCCACGCCCGGAACTTCATCCGCGCTGTATACGTATACGCCGTCAATGTTGTTGTCCTTGACGGGAGTGACGTGGACTGGATCTGTCAGTGGGTTGGTTATGTTGACATTCTGAGTTCCACTCGGAGTGGTGGTCAGGGTGCCAGTGACAGTAAGCGGGGTGTTCCCCGGCTGCGGATTGACAACTGCTACGGTGCTCTCAGGCATCACTTCCCCTTAGTTTAAGGCTTCCGCCTTACGCATGGCCTTGTCTACTTCCTTCATGGTGGTTCCTTCCGGCTCTACGCCCTGACGCCGGGCGGAATCGTATGCATCCAGTTCCTTGTCCCAGGCCTTCTGTCGAGAGGTGTCGGCAAGGTTGGGATTCAGGTTGAGACGCTTGCCCCGGACGCATTCGCCCCAGGTCTTGTGATCTCGGGTAGGGCAGCCCGAGCTACAGTTCTTTCCCCGCCTAGCGCTCATCGGTAAGTCCGAGGGCTTCGATCTGACCCCAGGGGATCAGGACAATCTCAGTCTGAGGAGCGACACTCATGTCGCTCCGGATCTTCAGGAATCGGTCATCCCAGTCCAGGACTTCCCGGTACTGGAGAGTCCGTCCGTTCAGGATCAGGTGAACAAGCTGGCCCTTACGGAGAAGGCCATCGGTGTTGGTAGTCTCGGTTCGCTTGGCCGGAGGCATTAGTCGTTGTCCCCTACAGAGTTGGTGGCGTAGATACCCTGGCGGTAGCTGTCATGGTTGGATCCAAGGGCCGCCTCCTGGCGGCCCGTGATGAACGGACGGAGGGAGGTCTCAAGGATCCCCTTCTCGTCGTTGTCGGTGAGGATGCTGGACCCACCAGGGCCGTCGATGTAATTGGTCTCAGACTCCGGAGAGTAGAGAGGAGATCCCGCCTGCTTGGCGGGATCGTAGGTCTTGTGGCTCACTTCTTCTTCCGTCCCTTCGCAGCCATCTTCGCCATCTTCTCGGCGCCGTACTTCTTGCGGCCAGCGGCGGCAGCAACAGCTGCCGGGTTCTTGGCTCCGGACTTCTTGGCAGCAGCTTCCACTGCGGCGAAACGTCCACCGGAACCGAGCTTGGCCTTCGGGTTGGGCTTAGCCATATCTGCTCCTAATTGGTGAGAGAGGCGATAGCCTGGAACCACTTGTAGGCCAGGTACTGATGCCCCAGGTTGTTCGGGTGGACCGCGTCCCCTCCGATGTACTGCGTAACGTTGACTGCATTGATCCACGGCTCGCCATTGTCGAACACCACACGCTCGAACGAGTCGTAGACCTTACCGGCCTGCATGTCCACGAATGGCAGATCCTTGTCGAACGCAGCCTGCTTCAGGATGGCGTTCGTGGAAGTGGAGGCAAGACCAGGAGTTGCTGTGGGAGTCCAGACTCCACCGACTACGATGTCGGTGTTGGGCAGGTTGGCCTTGATGATCTCCACGGTGTCCATGAACGCGTTGCGGATCTGGAGGAGCGTGTCCTGGTTCGAGGTCTGGTCGTTGTAGCCAGCCCAGAGAACCACCATGTCAGGCCGGTAGGGGACGATGTCCCTGAAACACCGGTTCGGAATGGTCTCGAACGCACCAGGGGTGATGTATCCCGTACCGCCTCGGCTCTGGTCCCACGTGTCGGCTGTACCGAACAACCGGCCGAACCTCTTGAGCCACGTACCCTGACCGGCTCCGGTGTTCTGAGCGGAACCATCGGTGATCGAATCGCCGAGACCGGCGATTCGTATGGCGGGAGGAAGAGTAGGCCACAGGGTGTCATTCGGTCCGGTGAAGACGCCTCCGAACGGCATGGTCGCCACTTCGAATCGAATCTTCCAGACGTCGATCGAACCCAGGTCTACCTTGAGGACGTTGGAGGAGCCAGCGGAGGGCGGTCCAGGGACCGCCTGAGTGAGGTCGGTGACCTTGCGGTCATTGATGTACAGCCGGTACTGCGTGGCGGTGGAGATGTACTTGTACTTCAGCTCGAACGTCTGGCCCTGGAAGTAGAACTCGTAGGCGAAGTTACCCTGACCTGAAGCATAGGTGTTGGGGTAGCGGCTGAGCGGAAGGACGAAGTTGGTATCCGGAACGCCCACACCGTTGACGAAGTCTGCCGCACCCAGATAGGTGAACGTCGCTCGCCTGTCGTTCCCCGCCAGAGTCACCGGGTCCGGTGACCACTTGATCGCACTGGGGATTGTTGAGCTCGCCGACTGGGTGTTGGTGATGACCGGAGCAGTTCCGGCATAGAGAGCTTCCGAGATGGATGGAAGCGGAGCGTTGACAGGATTCAGGATGATGCCTGTCTTGTAATTGATACTGGTAAGCATCCTTCTCCTAAGCCGGAACGAAGTTGGAGGCGGTGGCTACGCCACTTGCGATGAGATCAGCTCGTATTTGGTCATCGACGATGTGTTCGTAGCCACCACGGAAGAAGTTCAAGTCTTTGTAGAGCGGCAGGTTCTGATAGGCGGTGTCACGAGGAAGATTCTCGGACCAGTTCTCTTCGGTATAGCTGATGTACCGGACTTCCTCGTAGACACCAGGACTCACCTCCTGAACGGAGATGGCCCGGTCCATCCTGAACCGCTCCATGAGCGGGTTCCAGGAGAAGGGAGCCTCAGCGACCGTGTTGGTTGTGTATAGCCAGTTAGCCATTGAGGCTCCCCATCGCTTAGTAGCTAGTCAGGACGTGCCACTCGCCACCATCGGACATGATGGTGCAAGCTCCGGCGGTAGCAGCCGCACCAACCGCACGAGTGGTCGCACCGTTGATGGTCTCCGAACCGTCACCGTCAAGCGTGACGGTGAACGTGGCAGTCGCATCACGCTTGATGATGTACTGACGGCCCGGAGGCACAGAGGCAACCGGGGGAAGGTTGATCGTGACGTTGGCGGTCGGAACCTCCACGCTGATCATCCAGTCGTTCTGAGTGAGGGTCGTGGTGGCAGCCACGATCCGGGTGGTGAATGAAATGTTGTCGTTACCCGACACGGTTCCTCCTTGTGATAGACCAAGGAGGGCCCCGAAGGGCCCTCCTGTGGATTAGACGGTCAGTCGGGCCGAAGAGGTCGACTGGGCAACGATCAGGGCCTCAGGACGGTACAGGCTCCAACCGGCAACGCCGTACCAGCCAAGGGGCTGGAAGCGCTGGAGCTTGTCGACGACCGGACCACGGACCGTGTGGAACTCCTCGGCAACCGCCTCGGCGAGAGCCTGCTGACCCGTGAAGTAAGTGTTGAACACTCGGGTCTGGGAGGCACCGGCACCGGCACCGGCCTGGACGTTCTGAGCACGAGGGGTCTCGATGTAGCAGGCACCCTCGTACTCACCGATCTCACCAGCCCAGATGTTGCCAGCCGCACTGTAGTTGTGCGGGTCACGCCAGGCCGCAGCACCGACTTCACGACGCAGGTCGTAGGAGACCTGCGGGTGGATGTAGGCAGTGTAGTAGCTGCCCTTGTTCGGGTGGACCTTGTTCGTCCGCAGCTGTGCCACCGAAAGGCGGGCCATGGTGCTGTTGAAGAACGAGTCCGAGTCGATCGACGTCAGGGCGATCGGGTTGGTGGGCGTGGTGCCGAACCCGTAGCCGACCGTGGTGCCGTCGGTGCGGATGGTCTGGGTACCCGTGGCCAGGACGTTCTGGACAACCAGGTCGATCGAGTCGACAAGGTTCCACGCGACCTGGTTGACCAGACCGGCGGTGACGTCCGTGAAGCTGAACAGGTCAAGCTTGTTGGACACCAGGATGGAGTTACCGTACTCGTTCAGAGTGACGGAGACCGTGGTCGGGTTACCGGCCGCTACGGCGTCCGGGTCGACCAGCTCGTTGAGCGGGGTGATCTGCTGGGCGAGGTCCTGGTAGATCTCGAACACGACAGACGAACCCGGCATGGCCTGCTGAACCGGACGCTTGTCAGCGACCATGCGGAACGTAGGCTGTGCGCGGAGGGCGAACTCAAGCGCCCGGTCATACGTGGTCTGAACCAGGTTCGCCATTGCGGCGGTGCCGGTAAAGGCGTTAGCCATTACATCTCCTTAAGAAAGGGGACCTTACCGGAGATGCTGCGACTGCATCGAAGCATTGATAAGGTCCTGAATAGAGGTAGCCGAGTTGACAGCCGAAGCCGCTGCATCGAAGTTCCCCATCGGGGTACCCGTGCTGCCAGCCTGGACCATCGCTTCGTACTGAGCCTGCTGATCATTGGTGATAGCAGGCTGAGAAGGCGGCGCCGGGGTGGGATCACCCTGGACATTGCCGGACCCGAACACGCCACGCATGGTGTCTACCCACGCCTTGGCCTTCTCGGGGTCGGGCTCACCCTGATACAGCTTGACTGCCTCAGGGACGCCCAGAGAGGTGAAGACAGTCTCAAGCTGCTGCTTCTTCTGACCCTCAAGGAAGCTCGTCAGCTTCTGGTTCAGGTCTTCGTTCTGCTGCTTGAGTGCCTTGTACGCATCGCGAAGAGCCTTAGGACCATCACTCGGAAGGTTGTCCTGGTCATCGTCGTTGCTGTAACCCCATGCGTCGTTCATTACTACTCCCTAAGATGCGGTGCCATACGCCAGAACGGGGTGTCCTGGTTTCGCTCACCTTGATGAACCGGACTTTGGTTTGACATGACTGGGGGCCGGAAGATCCCGTCATGGCGGACTGCCAGGGCTCGAACCTGGGTGCATGCCGTTCAGTCCTGTGTGTTACCGGGCTCCACCACGCTGGGAAAGCCCACCCCTTGCACCACCAGCGGAGCCCGAGAAGGCTCCGCGTTCTTGACTGGCAAGTCTCTTTCGCTTGGCGCCGACGTCAGCGGCACCTTCGAATACCGCACGCTCAGCTTCCCTCTGGTTCCACGTCTCACCGTAGACGGATGCCAGGGTTGCCATGCTGGAGTATTCATCTGCGATCTTGGCGTAGCCAGCCGCAGCCTGGTCCCTGCTGAGACCAGAGGTGGCCAGCTCTTCCATGTACCGCTGATCGAACTGGAAGCCCTGGCGGATAGCCTCAGCTCCAAGCGCTGCGGAAGCAGCCGCCTTCTGGAGGTAAGGCATGGCCTTGGTCTGGTCGAGAAAGTAAGCAGTGATCTCGGACTGGCCGATACCCATGCGCCTCAGGGCTTCCTTGTAGTTACTGTCAGCCAGGGTGGTTGCCTGCGTCGCGAGGTCAACTCGCGACTGAAGCTCAGTCGGAGATACATCACCTGCGATGAACTTGGTGAAGTCCTCATTGGTGTCATAAAACCCGGCGGGAAGACCAGCCTGCTTCATGATCTGACGGTAGCTGCGTTCGGTTGCCAGGTACTCCTGAGGATTCAGGACCGACAGGCCCAGCTTCTTGCGCTCCTCGTTCGCGGCGAACCGCTGCTTGTACTCCGGAGTGTCCTGAAGCAGGATGCCGATCGCGTCCGAACCGTACCCGTTTTTGACGTAGTCGAAGATCTTACCGGCGAGGGACTCAAGGCCGTAGTTCTTGAACAGTGCGGTGATCGCCATGTAGGCATCCCTCTGTTCCCCGCCGATCAGCTTGTCGTACTGCCCAGAAGCTTCGTAGTACTTGTTCTGAGTCCCTGCCATGTCGGCCTGGGTGCGTGCGATCTGAGCCTGGAGAACAGGGATCTCAGCGGCAGCGCGAGCCTTCTCGGACGCCAGGTAGTTGACCTGCGTGGTGTACTTGTTGCGCTCAACCAGACGCTGAAGCCGGGCAATCTCGTCTCGCTGAGACTGCAACTGGCGATTGAGGTCATCTGCGGTAGCCATTACCCTCCTTAGTACTTCAGCCCGAAGTCGGCCAGAATCTTATGGCCTACCTGGAACATCGAGTCCTGGGCATTCTTGGTCTGCTTCCACCGGGGATCCGACCTGAGTTCGTTCTCGAACTGCCACAAAGGCTTGGCCGACTTCTCCAGCGTGCTGGGGTTCGTGTAGTTCAGTGCGGTCTTGATCGTGTTGTCGAACAGATTGACGCTGCCCGCAGGCAGCTCAAGGATTGTGGCCATCGTCTGAAGGTAGGGCTGGGCGATGTCAGCCACACTCTGACCGCCGTCGAGCTGTGGGATCCACTGGGGGAACTGGGCTCGGGCTAGCTTGAGGATCTCGTTCTTGTTGTCCTGGATCGTAGCGATACCCCGGACGATGTTCCGTGCACGCTCCGCATACCACTCGCCATTGAGCTCGACTCCCATGTTGTACGCGTACTTCCTCAGCTCGTCGAAGGCTTCACCGCCTTCGCCTTCACGCTGATTGTCTCCGAAGTACACGTACTGCCCGAGGAAGTAGCGCATCTGGGATTCATCCCAGCCTTTGGATACAAGACCCATGGCCGCTTCTTCGATGCGCTTGTCAAGCTCCGCGTTCTCCACCATGCCAAGCTTGGCTGCATACTGCCTGGCCTTGATCTTGGCTGCCGCGAGCTTGGCGTGAGCAGTAGCGGGATCCGTCTCCCACTCGGCTGCCCACTTCCTCTCGTCCGCAGACATACTCCGGAACCAGTTGGTATCCCGGAGCTTCGCGGTGAACATGTCCTTGGTCCAGCCGGAAGAGACTGCCTGACCGAACAGGCTCTTGAGTTCCGGGACTGAGTTCAGGAATGAGGAGGCCCAGCCGTATCGTTCCGCAAGCTCATCAGGATTCAGCTGAGGAGTTACCTGGTCTCCGCCGGTTGAGTCCCCGCCACCCTCACCTGACTTGGTTGCAGCGGTAGACATAACCGAGTCAACATACTCTTTGATCGATGGCATGCCACCCGCTTGAGGGCGGGTGGAGTTCTGGAGACTGGCATCTCCCGAGTACCATGCAGCGGCGGCCCCACGGCCGCCGTACTTGTCCCAGTACTCCTTGAGCTGCCCTCGGGCCATCTTCTCCTGGATGTCAGGGTTGTTCAGGAACTCATCGGCACTGACCGCGTGACCCACGAACTTGCGACCCCAGCTTGCCAGGTTCGCACCCATGATCTGGTACTTGCCGTACGCTCTGTCCCCGCCGACCCAAGGCCCCTTGGCCTTGTAGTTGTTACTGGATTCCTGTTCGGCGATGGCCTTGTAGAACTGTTCGAAGTTGACTGCCATCTGTATCACCTCTCGGGGCTGCGGATCAGGAACATGTGTGGGCGGGGAGAGGAAGAGGGCTCCGGCAAGGAGCACTCCTATCACCGCAGACCCATGTCCTTCAGAATCTTCAAGCCCTGAGTCATGGTGTCATTGCGTGCGTTGTCGGTCGAAGCCCAGCGAGGATCATTGCGAATCAGAGTCCGGAACGTAACAGCGTCCATGCCTACTGGCTTGCCGTCCTTGTTCACCCCGTTCAGCGCCTGCCGGATCAGAGGATCCTTCAGGTTCAGCTGGGCAGTAGGCAGCTCAAGGTCTTTGGACATCAGCTGGATGTAAGGGTTGGCGATCTGCATCATTGTCTGCCCAGCCTCAAGCTGGGCAGCATAGTTCGGATACGTCGAGGAGGCCTGCTTGACTATCTGGGCCTTGAAGTCCTGCTCGGTTGCAATCCCCCGGGCCACCAGTTGGGCCTGAGTCTTCACTGTGTCACGATTCAGGTCGATGCCCTGCTGGTATGCGAAGTCATACATGTTCCGCTCGAACGCGCCAGCCTGGCCGTTCAGGGTTCCGTTGACGAACTCGACATACTGACCAAGTGTGTCCTTGATCAGAGCGTCATCCATTCCTGTGATCATCGCACTCTCGGAGATGCTGTCCAGCTTTCCCTCGGGGATGATCGCGCCCATCTGGGCGGCGATCACTCTGATCTGAATCTTGGCAGCTTCGAGCTTGGCGTTATATGTAGCAGGGTCGGTCGTCTTCTCGGCAGTAGCCTTGCGCATCACATCCGAGTTCTCCTGATACCACTTCGTATCCCGGAGCTTCGCGGTGAACATATCGGCAGACCACGTCTCCGACACCGCAGACGTGAACAGCTTCTTCAGTTCGGGGATGGCCTGAAGGAATCCGTAAGCCCAGCCATAGCTGGCTGCCAGCTCCTCGGGAGCAAGCTTGGGGTTCCCTTCAGGACCGGAGTCTCCCCAGTCGGAGACTCCTCCACCCTCGATACCGCTGACCCGGCGTCCACCCATGAAGATCGGGGCGTAGTAGTTGTCTCCGAGATCAGAGATCTTTACGCTGGACCCAGGCCGTGGAGCGTGGATGAACTTACCGCCACCGATATACAGACCCACATGGTCGGGGCCGCTGACCTTGGGGTTGGTGTCGAAGAAGACCATGTCACCAGGCTGGAGCTGGTTCATCTTGACGGCCTTGCCTTCGCCGATCTGGTCGTACGTGGTACGGCTGACGTTGATGCCGAACTTCTTGTAGACCTGCTGGACCAGCCCGGAGCAGTCAACACCTGAGCTGAGAGAATTGCCTCCCCACTCGTAGGGAGTGCCAAGATACTTCTTGGCAAACGCGATGATGTCTCCTCCGGAAACCGTCATCCGAACAGTCCTCCAATTGCCTTCATCGTTGCATCGAAGTAGGTCGTGGCTGCCTGGTACGCGCCGTACTCAGGCTTGGCCTTGGCTTCATCCATAGCCATCATGGACCTGGCCCCCTCCTTCACCCCGCCCTCCTGGGTGCTCTCCTGGCTCTGGAGTTCGTCACCGATGTAGTTGGACGTGGTCTTGGTGATGGTCGGATTCTCCCGCTCCATCTTGTTCAGGGCGTCCTGGAACTTCTTGGCTTCAGCCTTGGTGGGGTCACGCCCCAGCAGCTGCTGAGCTGCGGTATAGAAGATCGCCCTGGCATCACCCTCGGTCGAAAGATCATACTGCTTCGACGTCTGGGTGACAGTCCGGGGCTTCTTGGTGTAGGCCTCACGCTGCGCCATATCCTTGGCGATGATGTCCCATGGAGAGACCGCCACACCCTGCTTGTAGTACTCGGCAGCCTGGGCTACATAGTTGCCCCATAGGGCTGCGAGCTGGCCGTCCTTCATGTTCTGAGTATCGTAGCCAGCGATCGCAGCCTGGGCCATGAACTTGCTCTTCATGCCAGCATCCCAGTTGTAGTACTGGCCAGCAGCCTGGGATACCGATGCGGTGTTGATCGGAGCGTTCTGACCCCTCGGGGTTCCGAAGATCACACTCGACATGTTCGGATTGTAGCCGGGCGCGTAAGGCCCGGCCTTGATCCCGTAACCCAGGAAGACCGGAGGGTCTTCCTGGCTGGGACCGCTTGAGCTCCCGAACATGCCATTGGTGGCCAGGTTCTCAACCGACTGGTAGATATTCGGAGGAGCCTGCCCCGGTGAAGGCTTGGGAGTGGGCTGGTCTTCCTTAAATAGCGCCATTCTTTCCTCCACTCAGGGGCTTGATGGGGCCGTACTGCTCTTCTGCGGTATCCTGATTGAATCCCATGTCGCTACCGAAGTAGCGACTGTGCACCCAGCCGAAGCGGGTGTCGGCCTCAAGGAGGCTGAGGGTCATGCGGTCCCAGGAGTCCTTCAGGTCACGGTTCTTCTTGGTGGTGATGTCATCAGACCCACCGGCCATCTTGCGTTCGATCAGGGTCTTCTGCATCTCCCGGCGGTACTCCAGATACGTCCGGAGCGTGTAGATGTCCGAGCGGATACCGACAGTCCCGTCAGGGTTGACAGCCTTGGACCAGATCATCGGATCCTCTACGATCTTGTAGAGGTTCGATGCGTTGCGGTCGTACTTCCCCTTGTCGAACGAGTTCCACTCCTCTTCCCAGGCCTGGTTGTAGAACTGGTTCTTGGTGCCGTCAGGCATTTCCTGCTTGGTGAGCAGGTACAGAATGGCCTTCTTCATGTTCTTGAAGGTCTCCGCACCCTTCTCGTCGTAAGACGAGAAGCCAGCATCGAACAGCTTGGAGTTGACGGTGTCCATGATGGAGTTGTACTGCTGCCAGCCCCTGGCGACCATGCCCTTCTTCCAGGCTTCCCGGGCGTCAAGGTTCTCTCGCTGAGTGCTCGTGGATCCAGCACCTACGCCATGGGTCTTCTGGTAGTAGTAAGCCCCCTGGGAGAACTCACCGTCACCTTCGTCGCCGACGATCAGGCTCGCATACTCAGGTCCGACCTTGTCGATCAGATCCTGATAGTAGGCGGACATCTTGACCGCTTCGGTCGTAGGCTTGAGTCCGGTGTTGTTCTTCGACATCGACTGAGAGAACGAGTAGAACGAGTCTCCGTACTTCTCATAGAACTTCTCGTCAGCGCTGTTCTGATCCAGCTTCTGCATCCGGGAGTACTCATCCCGGAAGAACTGGTAGGGGTCCTGCTGGTTGACCGAGAACGGCATCAGGAATGCAGCACCCGTACGGAACCAGGCCCACCGGTCGGCCCGGTCGGTCAGCTCTTCCCAGGTGGGCTCCGTCGAGCGGAGCCCTGTTTCGTACTTGTGGTGCTCTACTTGCATCGCGTAGAACAGACTGCGCTGCTTGGTCTGGGAGAAGTCATCCATCGAGTCACCGAGACGCTTGCCCGTAGTGGGGTTCACGAAGTTCCACACGGACTCCTGAGGCCCGAACGGAAGCACCCCGAACTTCTTTGCTATGTCGGCGAAGTCAGGGTTCTCGGTGGCGAAGTGGTTGGCTGCGATCTGAACGTAAGGACCGGCGCCGACGGGGAGGTAACCGTCACCGTGGTTCATGATGACCTCAAGGCTGGACATCGGAACCGAGAACTTGGCTTCCTTGTCCAGGCCCAGGGCCTTGTTGACCTTCTCTCCGCCGAGATACTCGGGGATCTGAATAAGGATCTTGCGTTCGCCGTACTTAGTCAGCCTGGTCTCACCGGTGACGGGATCGGTGACATTCCCCGCTGCATCAACCGGGTTGCCATCCTGATCCACCACAAGGCCCGCCCTTGCGGGCGCGCCGTAGACCTGAGAGACCCTTCCAAGGATCTCAGGCTTGTCGGACACAATGCGAGCCCATCGGTTCCAGGACTCCTGCTGTGCACCGAAGAACGCACCCATATGCCGGAGACCGTAAGCCATCTTGGTCTCGTGGTCCATGGTGAACGTGTATTCCTTGACGTCCTTGAGAGCGCCCCGACGGGCGCTCTCTTCAAGCGTCTTGCGCATCCCTTCATCGATCCTCGTAACACCCTGAGCCTTGAGACGCTTGACGGCATCGGCGAGGTTGGCCTTGTACTGCTGGCCGAACAGAGGGTGGCGAAGGAGATGAGTGGCAGGAAGCTGGTTGGCGAACTTGTACCAGCCGGAGATGCTCTTGTCGAGAAGCTGCGCAACCGGGTTGCGGCCTTCTGCGTAGCTGAACATCTCAGCGTTCACGTCAGGCCGATGCTTGGCGGGGACGAACTCCAGCATATCCTTGGTGAGCTTGCCTTCAGCCGCGAACATCCGGGCTTCACGCATGCCAGGAAATGCCATCGGCATGATGTCATCCACGTAGGCCTTGATCCGAGTGGCAAGCTCGTAGTCACGGATGTTCTTCAGGCCGATCTCACTGCGGTACGCACGGCCCTCAGGGGTCATGCGCATCCAGTCGACCAGCTCCGCTTCGTTCTTGCCCATCAGCGCCTGACGGCCTACAGCACTCTGGCCGATCTGGTCATTCACCACTCGGTGCCATGCATCCAGGTGGAAGTCAGCACCCTTGGTGCTGACGCTGATGTTCTCCCAGTTCTGGCGACGCATGCGCTTCAGGTACCAGTCGCCCGAGTTGCCCATCATGTTGGCGAAGTTGCGCTCACCTGCCGCCAGGTCTGCGAACAGTTCGCCCTGCTTGCCAGCGAACGCACCCGAGAACACCTGACGTCCGATGCGGACATCCCGCATCTGAGACCCACGTGCTGCGATCTCGGACATATCCGCGTGAGTGTTGCGGAAGTCCAGAATGTCGTCGGTCAGATCATTCAGATCATCGGTCAGAGCCTTGACGTCGCCAGGCTTCTTGCCTGCCTGGACCAAGGCGATCTCGGACTTGAGATTCTCCTGGACCCTTGCGAGGTCGCTGATCTGGGTGTCCAGCATGTTCATCGTTCCGCGAGCCGAGTCAACCGAGTCCTTCATGAACCGGCCTCGGACAAGGTCGGTCACGAACGTCTTGGATCCACCGGCCACGCGGGTGGCCATGGCCATCGAGCCAAAGCGTGCCACCTGACCGAGGAAGTCATCGGATAGCGCTCGTGCGATGTAGCCCACACGGAACAGCTGGGCGAACTTCCAGGTGGTGCCGATCGTGTCGGCAATCGCGTCAGCCTCGTGCCACGTACGGCCGTTGATGTCCCTGAGCTTCTGGAACTTTTCACCGTGGGCATTGATCGCCCGCTGCATGGTCTTGAAGTCCATGATGACGTGGTTATTGGCCAGCTGGGTGTCGAAGATCGGAGTGGGGACCATTCGTCCGCCATCCGCTTCGATCTCAGCGATGCGAACCTGAAGGCCAGAGCCATTGGGGTCCAGCATCTTACCGGCTCCATACGTCTGGCGCTTTGTGGCGCCAGCCTGGCCGCCACGACGGCGGGTTACGAAGTCAGAGTACAGATCATCGGCCAACGCTCGGTCAAGCTGGACACCACCCTCGGGAACCTTGGCGTTGTAGTCGTCGATCATCCTGCGGACTACATTGTTCTCGATCCCCACCAGAACTCGCTGACGCTCGTTCGGAGTGGCCTTGACGTAGTCGGAGACCATCTTCTCCCGGACATCCCGAGGCAGACCCTTGTGTTCGGCCAGGGCTGCGTTCAGTTCCTTGTAGGAATCCTCGGCGTGGATGTCGATGAAGTAGCTGGGCTTGATGTCATTGTAGGTTCGTACAAGCTTGACCGGAGCACCGACCGCAGCGTTGTAGACAATGGCCCCAGTCCCCTTGATAATTCCATTCCCCGCCACAGGCTTGAACGGTGTGGCATTCGCAGCCATGTCAGACTGCCGCGCCTTGAGCGCGGCAGGTGTGATGATCTCGTTGAAGTTCATGTTATCGAGGGACTTGAACGAGTTGAGCTTGTCGGAGATGACAGCCCTCTCGCCGTCCATCTGGGCAATCGCCTTCTCCTGCTGCTGGATGGCAGCCTGAACCTTCTGCCCGAACACCGAAGACTGGCGGGCGGGAGAAAGGCCATCGAAGTAAGTCTGGTGCAGAACCTGCTTGGCGGTCAGATTCTTGACCTGGTAGTCCAGCAGGGTGTTCCTGGACTGGAGAGTCATGTACCCGCCAGCGTCGCCCATAGCGACGCGCAGGAGGTCGGAGATCTCATCCTTGCTGCGAGCCTGATCCATCAGCCTGGCCATCACGTCACCGTTGGCAGACTTGCTGAACGTGGGAAAGCTCTGGCGCATTACGAGTGCGGCATTGTCAGGGTTGTTCTTCTTGATGTCCGCGATGGTGTCGACCATCTTCTGGAATCCGGACTCCTGAGTAAGGCGCTCGAACGCACCAGTAGGACCGGCAGCCTTACCGGCTGCCTCCACCTGTTCAGTGACAGGCTTGGTCATCAGGCCGGTCTTCAGGCCACCGACACCCTTCATGCCCATCACCAACGGATCGGCCCACCAGGACACGGCGAAGTCAGTACTGCCCGTGACGAACTTGGCGGCACCCTTGCCGAAGTACTCCTGATATGCAGGGATAGAACCGAAGGGGTCGTTCTTGGTGGGAGTGTCCCGGTACTTCCCCTTGAGAATCAGATCCTTGTCGATCGCCATCTGGTTGGGGCTGATGCCCCGGTCTCGGAGCTCTTTGTTGTTGAGCCCCAGCATCCAGATCGCCTGGCCAGGAGAGACCTTGTGGGCATCACTCCACAGATCCTTGGCATCCTGAACGCCCCAGGGGTCGTTGGCGAACTGATCTATGCTCTCCTTGCCGTAGATCGCACGGTGGGCTCCGAGCGCCAGGGTGCTGATCGCAGGAGACACAGTCTTGGAGTAGAGCCAGTACAGTCCGGATCCGATGGCCTCGATGGGCTTCAGGAAAAACGGAGTGCCGCCGACGGAGTCAAGCTGCTTCTGGCGCTGCTCTTGCAGCGCCTGCATATCAATCTGACCGGAAGAGGTCGGAGTGGTCTTTGACTGCCAGTACTGAAGAAGCTGATCGCGTGCAGCTTCAGGCAGATCATCGATTGAACGGTTCCCGTCGAGGATGTCGTTCGAGACGACTTCGTAATCGTTCGGGCTTGCGCTTCCGGCCATTTAGACTCCTGGTTCTGTCATCCCCGCATTCATTGTGGAGATGTTCTGTCGTACAAGGGCTGCTGCCATGTCGTTGGCCTGGGCTCTGGAGAGCCCGGCCCTTGCGATGTCAACACCGAGAAGAGGTTCGGTGTTGAACGAGAAGACCAGTGAGCCCATGTCGTTGAACCACTGACCACCATAGGTGTACTCAAGGTCTGCCATTACTGCATCCCCTTGATCTGGCGGACCTTGTTGCGCATCGCCCAGGAGGCTCCAGGCTGGTTGGCCATGAACTCCATGACCGGCAGGTAGGGAACCAGGGACTGGAGGTCTTCCTTGTTCTGATCTGCCAGTCCGAGGGCTTCCATGCCAGCCCCGGCCCCAGCGGCTGCACCGTCCGTTACCGGAGTCCCCGGCATCTGGGTGGGCTCACCAAGCGGGATTACTCGCTGGGAGGGATCGCCGAACAGCGAGGCGAAATCGATGGGAGCCTGTCCCTGGCTCTGCGCCATGGGGGCTCCGGACTTCTGCTCCTGGTAGTCCCTGTTCTCCCCGTACTGAGCGTTGGGGAGTTCGGCGTTGGCATTGCCGACAGCCTTGTCGGTGCGCTTGCTGAACTGGCCCGGCCCTGATGGAGTAGTCATATCATCCTCACTTCCCCGTCATGGCGAAGCCTGCACAGCAGCTCACGGGTAATCCACTCAAAGACCTTGTGATCCACGGTGATAGGGCCCTTGATCAGGATCTTTTCATAGCGCGCTCCGTAGAGCGCGCCTCCAACCCCGATCGCGGTATTGGGATACTCGGGATCGCTGGCTTGCTTAAGGGCCAGTCCGGAGAGAATCTCATCAGCTTCTCGCCGAGTAGCAGCCACGACAAGAGTGCTCACTTTACGATCTCCTTGAACTTCCGATCGTAGTTCTTCTGCTTCGCGTGCTGGGCGGTCATCATCACGAGCGTGTTGAAGTTATCCGCCGCAACCTGGAACATCTCGCTCGATGCAGCCATTGCGAAGACAAGGAGAGACCATCGATTGTGAAGCCTGGGCTCAACCGTGATGGTCACTTCCACCTGTTCGTCATCCATGGTCTCTCCTTGATTTCTTACTTCGCCATCGTCCCGCCGCCGCGAGTCAGACCCTCGCTCGGCTTGATAAAGGAATCCCAGTTACGTCCCGTGCTGACACGGCCGTTGAACCGAGGGTCGCCGGTGTTGCTGGACTCCATGACCGGCTGAAGGTGAGGAGCGAGCATGCTCCCCTTGAGAGTCTCCCAGTCACCACTACGCGGGTGGCCGGGGAACAGGCCGTCTTCCATTTGATCTCCTTAGATAGGCGACTGACGCTGTGTGCGTGCAGACATCTTGGCCTCACCGTTTCCGCTGAGACCGCTCAGGAGGGACATCAGATCCATCCCCTGAGGCTGCTGACCTCCAGGCGCCCCTGTGGGCGCCTGTGGTGCTCCACCTGGACCAGGAGCCCCGGGCATACCTGGCAGGCCGGGAGAAGCCCCCTGAGGGGCTTCCTTGGGGGTGAATGCCTTGAGCATCGCCTCGGAGAAGGAGTTGCCCTTTTCTCGAAGCTCCAGTACCTTGACGATCTTCTGCATGCCGTCCAGTGGATCCTGGCCCTGAAGGGCCATCTGGGGGATCGCCTGGGCAAAGCCCATCAGGCCTTGCTTGGCAGCATCGGTGATCTGCTCGTTGTCGATCTGCTGCTGCATCTGGACAACATCGATGTCCATCGGAAGCTGACGCTGGAAGAAGTCGCGGGAGATGAGCTGGTCACCCCGGAGTTGCAGGAGGCCGACGATAGCCCTTGCGGGATCCTGACCCGCTGCAAACCCATACGTGACATCTACAGTGTAGTCGCCCGCGATATCGGTTCCCGGTACATAGGACTCCGTGAACGGACTCCCCTGAACAGTTCCCCGGATCGTCTTCTTCTCGTTCGGCCACAGCTTCTCATCCATCTCGAAACAGAGGCCGATGGCTGCCTCAAGTGCCTTGGAGAGCACAGTCTGGCCGGTGGTGACAACCGTGTTGAATCCGCCCATCAGGGCCTGGACTCCACGGCCGGTGATGATCGAGGCATCCACGTTGCCGCTTCTGGCTTCAGGAGTGCGCGTTCCTACGCGCAGCTCCTGTTCGAGCATCTGGCCTTCTTGGAATGCAGCAGTGGGGATATCGATACCCACACGCCGGATCTTGTCCGGAGAGTCGGTACGGATGATCGCATCATCACCGAAGGTCATCTTCTGGACATCGCGGGGAACAGCCAGCGGGGCACGAACAGTCTTCTCCGTGGCTTCGAGGCCAAGCAGGGCCATGCGCGCCTTGGCGAGCTGAACCCAGATGGCATCGTCGTACGCGCCACGGACTTCCTTGTCATACCCCGGCCGGGTGCCGATCGCCACCATGACCTTGCCCATCGGGTTGGGCATGGCGCTCACCAGCTGACCACCCAGCTTCGGGAGATACATCACGATCTGGTCAGCATCGCAGTACTTGACGACTTCGATCTCACGCTCAGCCCAGCCGGACTTGTCGGAGCCGTTGACATCGCCCTGGAGAATCCGGATCAGCTGGGGAAACTTGGCTGCGAGGTGGATCGCTTCTTCCCGCCAGACCTTGCTGTAGGACTTCAGACGTCCGAAGATATCGAACTCTGGATACACGCCCATCGGGTTCTCGACCCGAATGTGAGGACGCTTCTCCTTGAAGTCAGGCTCGATGCAGTAGATGGTCATGCCGTACATGATCCAGTGATCTGCTGCAACTACCTGACGTCCGGCCCCGAGGCCGGACTGCTGTACGTAGTGGTTGGCAACCTTGGTCTTCTTGCCGGAGAACTTCTTGGCCTTCTCCGTGGTCTGGATTCCCGTGGTGCAATTGATCGAGGGCATCGCCCCCATCACCTCTGCGGTATCACGGGCAGTCGTGTCGATCAGGTTGGCAACAATCGGTTTGGGCCATGCGTCAGGCATGGACCCCGGGATGACGGTATCCACATCGCCTGAGCGGACATCATGGACATCGTTGTAACGCTGATCCCGGTCAGCGGATGCACGGCGCAGAGACTCGACTTGCATAGCAATCTGTTCAAGGGTCTTGGCCATGTCCCACCTCCTTCTAGACCTGCGGAACCTTCAGCAGCTTCCATGTAGTCGGGCCAGGAATGCCATCGGCATCAGAGCCGGTCCAGCCCTGCTTCTCCTGGAACCACTTGACACCACGCTCATCGGCCGGACCCCACTCGGGGGACGGGCCTACCCGGTAACCCTTGAATCCCTCAGCGACCAGCCTCTTGCCCACAGCCTCGAACAGAGGGTGGACCTTGCCAATCTTGAAGAATGCCGCGCCCGGGAAGGGCGCGTAAACCGGGGAAGGAGTAGGAACGTCCGAAGGTTCCAGCTTCCCGGAAGTC